TACATCACTTGTAGATCCAGTTGCTGGTAAAACGACAGCACTTGTTGAAGATGTCGGTGTTAAAGATGGAAATGACATTAAGGAATCCTCCGCTACACCTAATTAGTTGATACAAAAGGAAAACCTCCGATGACGATACATCGGAGGCAAAGCATTACACACACACATTTATTATTTTTTGGAGGAGATAGATTTCGAACTGGTTTTTGTATTTGTTTTTCTTGCCCTCGTAATTGTTTTACGAGGGGCTCGTTTTCTTGTTGTTTTCTTTACCTCAACCTTTGGTTCCTTAGTCACAACTTTCACCGGTTCGGCTTCTGTCATAAACTTTGGCTCCTCGAGAACGACAGGTTCTTCTACAGCCGGTTCAGGATTTTTAGTTTTTAATTCTTCAATTTTTTGTGAGTTCTCAACAAGAGTAGGCTGGGGAGCAGTTTCCTGCTCTCCCGTTAGCCTAGCAATTCTTGCTAATATTTTCGCTCGTTTTGCTTTACGACCCATTAGTTACCTCTGTTACGCTATACCAACAACAGCAGCAGTGTCCGCACCAACGATGACTCCACTGACATACCATTGTGAACCATCAGAGACTAATTCAAGCCATGAACCTTCTTTGATTCCAGCACCATCAGTAATGGTTAGTACATCACCAGTTCCACCCAAAGCCTGTCCGCCTTGAGTTACGGCCCCAGAGGCAACAAGTGTATTAACAAAACCGACAATATAATTAGCGGTACTAGCAGCAGTGATTGTTATGTCTCCACCAGTACCGGTGTTATCTCCAAAAAGAAATTTGAGATAAGCACCTTCTTTAGCCGCAGGTAATGTAATAGCACACCCTCCGGTGCATTTAAGAATATATAATTCACCAGACTCTGCCGAAGCAATTGTTTTGCTTGTACCGCTGATGGTTTCTACTCTCATAAGGGATGCGTTTCTTGACGCTCTTCCAACTCTAGCCATAATATATTTCTCCTTAATAATATTATAAATATGTGGGCTTCTGCCCAATTCATATGTAAATAGTTAATAGAAAAAGAAAACCCCCAACCAAGAAGGAAGGGGGCATCTTTTTTGATCTAATCTAGTGATTAGGATCCGGACTCACCGAGCAATCCGCGAATGATGACAAGGCCATACATATCAGGACGAACCATCTTCTTGGCATAACGAGTCATTACCCCTTTGCGAGGTACGAAGTCTTCAGGCCCGAAGATTGTTGGTGTAGTTTGCAGAGGCACGTATGGAGCATAAACATATCCACTTTCAAGGAAAGAAGAACCTTTACGGCCAACCAATACAAGGTTACGTGGGAAGTAAGGGTCAACGATAACGTCGAACTTACGACTCAAGGAACCAGACTTTACAGCGCCGATGTCGCCTTTGTCAGCATCAGCAGTAACATTAGCACGGAATCCAGAAGTGAATTCGAGAATGTTAGCACCTTCAGGAGACACAACAACATAGTTAGCACCACCACGAAGAGTCTTTCTGTGGATTTGAGCAGAAACATCATTGATAGTTTCAATGAGAGTCTCATACCATTCACTAACAGTACCAGTGAAGTCAGGAGCAGCAGCAGTAGCGCCCAATTCCGCACCAGTTGAACGGTTAACGAACAACCCAGGAGACCGAGACCAGTAGTAAGTAGCAGCAGTTGCGCCATTTACGAGGTCAGCAAGAATCTCACGATCGATTTCAAGAGCAATTTGCTCAGAAAGGATAGAAGTCAATTCTACCTCAGCATCCAAGTTGTGGTAAGCGTTCAAGTCTTGACCCAATTCTGGAGTCCACTTGGCTTTCAACTTCTTGGTTTGTGCTGTGATAGCGGTTGAATCAACCTTGATGTCGATTTCAGGGATCTCAGAAGAGCCTTCCAGAGCAAAGTTGTTACTAGAAGAACCAACAGCTCCAACAGTACCAGCGGCTGGGATAGAATCTTTAACCGGGAACGTAAGAGCGCCAATGGCAAGAACCGCAGCGTCGAACGCACCAGACGCACCAGCAGTAATACTGGTACCAACACAGACATAGCGAATTGCCTTCAAAGTTGTAGCCGCTTCAGAAGCCGCAACATTTTGAGTCAATCGACGAATTTGTGCTGTCAAGGTACTGATCGCACTATCAGTTGATGTTAAGTTAGTCAAGTTGATAGTGAAAGCCCCGAGGTTATCAAAGTCAGGATCTCCATTGTTAGCGTCATGTTCATTTTCCTCGATGTCGACAACAACAACAGAAAGAGTACCGGCGGTATTGGCCAGAAGGTCAGCATCGTAATTGATGAGTTTCATGTTGGCTTCTGATACGTTTCCGTTGAGCAAGAAACTGCTCTTAAGAGAAGCGCTGCCCACACCTTGAGCAACAGTTGTTGCGTTACTTCCACTTGGAGAGGAGTAAGCATAACCCATAGTAGTACGAGGACCAGAAAGGTCTTCATGGTTGGTTTGACCTATGAGATTAACACCATCAATGATACCAGACGCTAGTTTGTCAGTACCAAAGATAGAAGCAGTGCCATCAGCAGTATTACCCATACGAGGTGAGGTTGCTGATCTTCCGTTTTGCTCATCTCCAAAAGAGAAGTCAAGGAAGAAGATCAGTCCACTAGGGAGTGACATTGGTTGAACGCTTACAAGATCGTTAGCGATCAGTCCGGCGAATACACGACGAACGATAGGGAAGGCAACAGCAGCGAAACCTTCTACGTCACCAGCACCCAATGAAGAAGCCTCACGAAGAAGTTCCTTCGCTTGGTTTTCCAAAAGACGAGCCATAGTGCTCTTCTGGTGATCAGTTTGAAGGCCTTCGAGCAAACCAGTTGATGACCACTTATTAAGAAGAGCTTCGCCTTCTTGAGCCATATCACGGTTCACAATACCTTCGGTTAATTTTTGTACAATAGACATAATATTTAACCTCCTTAAGATTTATTTTTTAATGCCCGCAAGTTTCTGCATTTTCTTCATAAAAGAATCGTCAGAATTCTTGCTTTCGTTTATGTTTTGTCTCGAATTTAGCATAGAGGATAGATTCGAACGCCTGTTTACGGTTTCATTCAGTGATTGTGGAGCCTTTTGTTTTTGGGATCCCACTGTTGCCCTTAGCGTTTCATGTAAACTCTTTGCCTCCTTTGGAGACTCCGCGGTTGCGATGGCTTCGACAATTTTAGTTTTTTGTCGCTCATTCAAGGAGGCATCATTTAAAGTGCGGTTTTGGTAGAGAAGCTTTGCGTTTGAAAGCAAAGTGTCCTCAAGTTTTTCGTTCAATTTATGAACAACGGACTCAAGTTTTTCATTTTGTTCCTTGAGTACCAAAAATGTTTGTTGAAGTAAGTCTATCTCTTGTTTGGCTTCTTGGAGATGATTGTCTTCCTCGGAATCTTCTTCCTCTTCATCATCATCGGAGTGGGCGTCTTTGGCTTCTTCCATGTCTCTCTTATATTCTAGAGATCCTTCGTTGGTGTCAACCCAGCCATCTTTGGCTTCGCCCATATCAACATTGATATCTTCTTCAATTAATTCTTCATCGTATTCAGACAATAGGTCTAAAAGTTCTTGGAGTTGCATGTCAGCCCCTTCATCTTCCCCTCCTAGATCGCCAAGAAGGTCATCTATTTCGCTTCCAGCATCATCAGTGGGTGTTTCCTCTGCTGTTTCATCAGGACTCAAGGAAAGGTCATCTACGGCCTGTTCTGGAGCAGCACCCATTTGTTGTTCTTGGTCTGACATGGATAGTTCAATAGCATCCAAATCTATCTCAACATTTCCATCAGCGTCCACATTGTCTATCATCGCGGTAAGGGTGACGGATTGGGTCTCTCCATAGCGTGAATCCCAGGCTGGGGGTGCCTCAATGTCGGTAGGGGGAGCAGTTGAAATGTCACCAGCGGCGTCCATCTCTTCTTCTTGAAGGATCTGATCTTCTGTAGCTTCTGACAATTCTGACTCCTTTACTGTGAAAGGTTTCCCGTCAGATTCCGACACTGTAACGTTTCCATCTTCGTCTGCTTCATGGATCACTGTAACAGATCTTCCTTGATACATCCGAGTTTCAACGATGGTGTTATCCAACATTGCTTCTACGGCTTCTTTTATTTGAGGAGCGTACTTCTCAATAATCGATTGTTCTGCGTTTTTGAGGGCAGCCTCACGTAGAGCTGCAGCATCTACAATTGCTTGTTCTAACATGTTAGACATTAACATATCTCCTAGAAATACTATTATTCTTATTAAATAGTGTGAATGTCAAGAAAAGGAATAAATGACTTATTAGAGTTTTTGTATGCTAAGGTAGGTGAGGTGCTTTCCGCTATGTAGAGTGGTGCCACTTTCTGCTGTTGCTCGAATATTTCGGAATGTTATTTTAATTGTGTCGCTACCACTTAGATGAGCAACTCGGTCTAATCGATGCATGTGGGCGGAATTTTCTGCGGAGCCACCTGGGAAATAGTTTCGAAAAGCGATGGATCCATTTGTCCCTGCCCAAGCAGCAGAAGAAGAGATGCTTACTTGATATTGTGTTGTGTCAGAGTTTATGCTTTGTTGATATAGAGATAGGTTTATAAAATAAAATCCTTCCTCCGGGGCAGTGAAAGTATAATTTGAAGTGTTAAAGTCGCTCCCAGCAAAGGTGCTATTTAAAATGTTATTAAATGGAACAGTTTGAAATTCGTTAGCCCCAGAAGTATTATAAGCAAAATCAGATGATAAGTGAGCCATTAAGACTAGTGTCGCGTCTCCACCGCCGCCATCACCTCCTCCGGCGGGATCAACCCAAGAAACAGCACCATCGCCATCTGTAGCAAGAACTTGGTCTCTGTTTCCGTCGGCATAAGGAAATGTATATGCCTCGTTAAAAGTCACCTGACCTTGAGAACCAGATATTTTTAATCTTGTCGAGCCATTTGTCTGAAGGTCGAGTCTATCCTCTCCGAAGTCAATTACGGTATCACGATCAGAATCATCCGCTCCCTTTATATCACCTTGAACAGTTGAACCTTTAGAATATTTATAAGACATAGTGCTTTCTCCTCCAAATAATTAGCAAACATAAAAAGAAAACGGCCAGCCCGAAGGCTGACCGTCCAAGTAAAACTTGTAGGATAATATTCCAATCGTTAGATTAGAAGATACTCCAAAGATTAGCAGCGACATAAACTAAAGAAACACCAGCAAATGGCGATTCTAATATAAGAGCAGTCTGGCCGTCAATTGTTTGAGAGCCTGCTTTGTTAATTGTGATTTTATTAGTAGCACTACAGTTACTAGGGGCTTTAACATAAACAATGTCCCCAACAGCAGGAGAAGCCGGTAGAGTACAAGCCTCTGCTCCGCCCAATGAAGAGAAATAGTTGAAGCCGGCTTTACAAGTACCGCTATCGTCAATGTTTTGGATATCCAATCCTTGACAATAAGCTTTAACTTCTTTAGCGCGAAGTTGCTTCATTACACCACCATCATTAAATACAAAGTTGTCTGCAGAAGAATCAACAGTAACACCAGTAGATTGACTAGCACCACCATCCATAATATTCAATTCAGCAGGAGTTGCTGTGATTTGACCTGTGGCACCTGGATCAGCAGCAAAAGCAGCCATATAATAGGTACCAGTACTAGAGAACTCAGGAAGCTGAATAGTAGTATCAGCAGCCGGAGTAGCACAAGTAAGAATAGTCTCATGAGCATCAGCAGGACCTTCAAAAGTGAAAGAACTAGAGATGTTGATTGTGGTAGAATTCACAGTAGAAGTTGTACCTAATACTGTAAGGTTACCCTCAACAGTAACACCAGTAGCAGTTGCAACAAGTGCCGGAGCATCATTAACTGCAATGTGAACTTCGTTAGCAGTACTAAAATCAATGTATTCTTGAGCAGCATCAGTACCGATCTTGCCTAAAGAAGAATTAATGATAGAGGTGATTGAAGTTTGCGCTGGAGAAGCTGAGAGTTCACCAGAAGTAACAGTGATACCAGCACCACCACCTAAGAAATCACCAAGAACAGAGATATCCATTCTCTTAAGAGCACCAGCGTCACTAACCATCAATTCGTCAGTAGCAGCAAGACCAGAAGCCAAAGCAGTTTGTGCTGAGATAACATCGGCATTAAGCATAGAACCTTCAACAGCAGTAGCAGCGATAGTTAAAGCACCACCGTCAGCGATAGCAGCATCACCAGAAACATCATTGAAAACAGCATCACGGAAAACACTGAAGTCGACTCTCTTAAGAACACCATCATCAGAAATCATTAATTCATCAGCATCAGCAACATCACCAGTCATATTAGTTTGACCAGAAATAGCGTTGGTGTTAAGCATAGAACCTTCAATGGCGTTAGCAGCGATAGTTAAAGCACCGCCAGCAGCAACTGTAGCGTCACCGCTTACATTACCAAAGATTGAATCTTCAAAATTTGAGAAAGTTACTTTCTTAACAGTACCTGGGCCATCATCAAGCATTAGCAAGTCTGCTTGAGCAACAGACGCACCACCAAGAGCAGCCTGTCCAGAAATAATGTCTTCAGCAAGCATACCGTGTTCAACGGCACCAGCAGCGATAGTTAAAGCACCACCAGCAGCTACAGAGGCATCACCAGAAATATTACCAAAGATTTCATCTTCCAAGTCAGAGAATGTAATCTTTTTCTCGGTTCCGGCATCGGAAATCAAGAAGTGATCATCTGTCTGATGGATGTTTCCAACAGAACTTAGCGCAGCCAACTCGTCAATGTCCAAAGAAAGAACACCAAGCGCCAAACCAATACCAGCACCTGCTACACCATTGGCCAAAGTAAGACCATCAGAACCAACATTGAAAGAATTTGGATCAGCATTTACTTTAAGAGAAGAGATGCTATCAACACCACCATCATATTGTAAACCTTTTCCAGCGATTGAACCACTAATAGAAACTTTGTCACTATCAATGTGAATAGCGCCTGAAACAGCAACAGCCATAACACCAGAAGCAGCAGAAAGACCGTTACCAGCCAATTCAGTTGCAACATCATCATGAACCATTCCAGTTTGAACAGCGTTTGCGGCGATAGTTAAAGCACCACCGTCAGCGATAGTAGCATCACCAGATACAACACCGAAGAAATGGTCACGAAGACTATCAACACCAACTCTCTTAACTGTACCAGCATCAGAAATCATCAACTCGTCAGCATCAGCGATATCAGCGTGAGCCAATTCGTCTTGACCAGAAATGATGTCATCGTTAAGCATACCATGGTGAACAGCAGCGGCAGCGATAGTTAAAGCACCACCAGCAGCCACAGTAGCATCACCAGAAACTTTACCGAACACCCAACCGTAAAGGTTAGCACCAGTAATAGCCTTAATGGTGCCATCATCAGAAAGCATGAATTCATCAGCATCATCAACACCTACACCACCAAGATTTGCTTGGCCAGAGATGATATCATCAGCAAGCATACCGTGTTCAACAACGCCCGCACCAAGAGTAAGAGCACCGCCAGCGGCAACTGTAGCATCGCCACTTACGTCAGCAAAAACTGCGTCTTGAAGATTAGAAAATGTAATCTTCTTTTCAGTTCCGTTGTCAGAAAAGATGAAATGATCTTGAGTTTGGTGAAGACCAGCGCCACCAAGAGCAGAAAGTTCATCAATGTCAACTGCCAACACACCGTCAGTGGCTGCTAAACCGGCACCAGCAATAGCAGTAGCGTAATCTGCCATGGTGTCACTTTTCATTAAGTTGTCACCATCTTTAAAATAAAAAGAATCAGCCGAAACATCCAGCGCAGCATCTGCCACACCGTCTAACTTTAATGTGCCGTCAGACGTGATCGACCCTTCTTGAATAAGTGAACCCGACGCTCGGAATTCACCTAATTGAAATTTATAAGCCATATTTTATTTCCTCCTTAAAATTATGGTTTAAAGACATAAAAATGTCTAGAACCTCGAGATACTCGGGGTCCTCGATGTATAAGTAGTTTACCTATCTTTGAAAAGTAAAAGAAAAAATTAGTTTTTTTTGAGATAAAGAAATAAACGCCGAGGACTGCGACTTTTTAGAAAATAAAATATTTATTGGTACCATTTGTATACAGGTTTACTGATGCATATGGGGACTCTAAAACAATAGAGGTGCTGCCATCAATTTTTTGTCCTCCGGTGGTTAAAACTGTAATATTGTTGGTGTTGGCATTGCCCGCCTCGTCTTTAATTGTATATGTCTGGCCGGCTGATAACCCTGAAGCT